ACCGTGGGCAGGTTGCCGACATTGCCCGTGACGCGCACCGGCCGACCGTTCACGATCGTGGCACCGGAGTTGTTGCGGACGTTGATCCGCGACTCGAACCCCAACTGGATGCTGCTGGTCGGGCTGGTGTGCAGGTCGAGGGTGTGGTCTTCGCTGTTCCAGTCCAGCACGCCCTCAGCCGGAGTGACTCCAGCAGGCGTCGTGTCGAACGTCAGCCCCTCGATGGGGTCAGTGCCATCCGTCCGGTGCCACAGCGCGGTGACAGCCGCTCGAACGTCGGCAGCATCGATTGCCCCCGTGTCGTTGTCAGGCAGGGCGGCGAGGATCTCTGCGAGCGTTGCCACTTCTTCTCCTTACGAAAGTGGGGGCGTAGGACCAAACGGCCCTACGCCCCCATCATCTCGCTGATCAGGCAGTGACCGTCACGGTGTCGGTGACAGTCGAGTCGTTCCGGTAGGCGGTGAACGTGTAGGTACCAGCGGCCGCGTACACGTGCGTGATGTTCGTGCCGAGAGCCTCGTAGTCCCACGTGCCGTCACCGAAGTCGATCCACCACGGGTCCGAACCAGACGGCGTCGGTGCGAACACCACCGACAGCAGGGTCGGGGTGGCCGTGACGTCGGTGAGCGGAGCCGCGTCGGGGTCGAGCAGCGGGCGGGCACCACACTGCGCCTCAGGCGGGGCAACGCCCGTCTGGACGAACAGGAGGTGCTCGGTCGGGGTGAGCGGCTCGGACAGCGGGGCAGGGTTGCTGTCAGCGCCGAGCACGACGTCGTAGGGGCCAACACCCCAGGCGTTGCCGTCCTTCGTCGAAGCGTTGGACACCGTGAAGGTGACCTCAGCGTTCTCGATGGTGAAGTCACCGACCACACCACCCTGGAGGAACGGCAGCAGGACGTAGCCGAAGTTGCCCTCAGCGCCCTCGGCGCAACCACTGGTGGCGGGGCTACCAGCCCAGACCTCCAGGGAGAACGCCGAAGAAGCCGAGTCAACGGCCGTGTCCATGGTGAAGCCCACGACGTCACCGAACGCATCGGTGATCACCCGCTGGCCGGTCATCATCGCGAACAGGTCGGGGTCGACGTTGCAGAACGTCACCTCGACGGTGTACCCGAGGAAGGTCGGCTTGGCGGGCTCGTAGATGCAGCGGTCGCCGTTGGCGTTGGGGACGTTGATCTCCTCGCCGTCGTCGATGTTCGCCGTGTAGGCGACAGAGACGAAACCAGCGGAGGTGACCACCGAGTCAGGACCGTAAACCGGACGCCCACAGGCGTCGAGCCGCGTAACTCGGAGGACGCGGCCCCGGACATAACTGGCACATCGAGTGACCATGTGTCTTACTCCTCCTCGTTCACGAGGTTCTTGATGTCGTCACGCGACATCTCTTCGGTGATCTCGAAGCCGCGCGACTTGGCGTAGTCCGCCCATGCCGCGTGAGAGGCGTTGCCCCTCGGCTTCTCGTCCTCCGCAGGAGCGTCGTTCTGCTCCTCAGAGGGGTTCTCGTCGGGTGCCGGATAGAAGACACCCTCCTCGATCCCTTCGACGCCCAGAGCGGCATCCAGGACCTCCTGCGGGACCGTGTACCCACCGCGCGTGGTCTTCACCACGGACGTCGGGAAGCCAAGGTCGCGGGCGGCCTGAACCAGCAGGGTGGCGTTGTGCTTGGACCGGGGACCGTACGTTGCGTTAGCCATCAGGCACCTACCGTCTCGACCAGGACCGCCGCGAGGATGCACTCGGCAGTCACAGCGACCATTCGCTCAGCCAGCGCGTGCTGGATGTTCAGGTGAGCGCCCGACGCGTCAACGCCAGGGATCACTCGGTTCACGATCACCGGAGTGCGAGCGACAAGAACGGCACCCGTGACGTAGATCCACGCCGTGCCAGCGGCAGGCGCAGCGCCAGTGGGGCCATCCATGTTGAAGTACCCGCCGCCGTTCGCGACGAGCGAGCCCTGCTTCGTGGTGATCGTGTAGTTCAGGTCGAACGTCAGGGACTCCTGCGACAGGCCGAGCGAGGCGACACGACGGTCCATGTGCAGGACCGGCACGCCGCCGTAGTTCGCACCAGCCCACCCCTCCAGCAGGGCAATGCCCTCGTTGACGGCCAGGGCCGTGCCAGGGGTGGGGGTCAGGTCAGTCGCGCCATCGAAGAGGGCGTCACGCATGCCCTGCTCGACGGCGATGTGCTCGGTCAGTTCGAGGCCGTGACGAGCCCAGTCGGAGTCGTCATCGACCAGGTACTCGCACTGCACGCCCTTGTAGACGGCGAACGGGTCACCCGACACGATGTCGATGTCACCGAACGTCTTCTCGGCGCGGTCCTCAGCGGTGATGCATGCGGGGTCGAGGATGCTGGACGCGACGCCACAGTTCTCCGACAGGTAGCGCATGCCAGAAGCGCCGATGTGAACGTCCACGTTGTCGAGGACCGTCGCAACGGCGTAGAGCCCGCCCGCAGCCGGGGCTACACGGGGGGCTTCGATGTAAACAGGGTTTGCCAGGGGCATCCGCCGACCTCCCTTCGATCAGGGGCCGGGAGGCGCTGCGGCGGGCAGCGCCTCCCGGCTAGTAGGTCACGCCTCGATGTAAGCCGGGGGCTCCTCACCGAAGTCCTGGTTGATGATCGCAGCGGCCGTGAGGCCGGTGACCGCCAGGTCGATGGAGAGGCGACGCGGGTCGTGGCAGACGTTGGCGAGAGCCACACCCTCCTCCGCGAAGATCGCGGTGTAGGTGTTGGTGCTGAGGCCGACCGAGTCGTACACAGCGTCGAGGCGGATCACGTCGTCGGTCAGCATCACGAAGGTGCCAGCCGGGTACATGATCGTCTCCAGCGTGTCCGGGTAGTCGGTGGCGATGCCAGCCGTCAGAGCGAGCGGCTGGTAGTTGTACAGCCACTGGACCCGGATGCCACGGTTGGTGAAGTGCGAGTCGAGCATCGCGTCCGTGACGTTCGTCAGTTCGACGCCCGTCCGGTTGGCGAGGTCGGCGCGCAGAGCCGGGCGGACCCAGAACGGGAGGATGACCTCCAGCGTGGCCGACCGCGACATGCGGAACCGCTCGCGCTCACCCTCAGCAACCAGTTCGAGGGTGTGCAGGATCGACAGCGCGTTGGCCCACACGTCCGGGACCGGGATGGCGGGGCCGGTGATGGCCTCGGCCGCCTCGATCATGCGGGCGGAGATGGCGTGCTGCTGAGCGATCAGCGTGCCCTCGATGTACCGACGGATCAGTTCCGGGTACGCGGCGTTCGTCAGGATGCCAGCCGAGACACACGCGTACGCGGCGTCCAGACGGACCTCCTCGAACGGGGGGCACTCGACCGGGATGCAGACCTTGAGCGTGCCAGCCTCGGCCTCGGCCTCGGTCTGGAACGCGGTGGCCGCGTAGGCGTAGAAGTCCTCGAACGACGGACCCTTGGTGAAGATGATGCCGCCTCGGTTGACCTGCACGGAGGGCAGGTCCCAGAGACCGTCAGTCGACTCGATGGTGCACAGGTCGTAGAGGGTCTCGGACGGGGCACACCAGCCACCGGCCGCCGTGAGCGAACCACCCGGAAGGCGGGTCTCCACGGACGCGGCCTGGAGCAGGTCCTGCACCGAGCGGAACTTGTCGATGGAGAGGCCGTCCGTGCGCTGCTTGGTGATGCTCGCGACGCCGTAGCGGTTCTGCATCTGGCCGACCTTCCCCTTCGGGAAGTTCGCGAAGCGCTGGATGAAGCCCTCGGTGACGTCGTCGAGGTCAGCCAGGACGGAGCCGGTGGAGAAGGTGGGGACGTCAGCAGCGGCGCGGATCACCGGGGCCTGACGGGCGGGCGGAGCGGGCGGCGTCGAGGTGCCAGCGGCGCGCGAGACGACACGCTGACGGGCGGACGCGGTCACCAGTTCCTTGCCAGCCTCCTCGGCGGCAGCAGCGGCAGCAGCCTCAGCCTCCGCAGCAGCGGCAGCCTCTGCCTCAGCGGCGGCAGCAGCCTCCGCAGCAGCAGCGTCAGCCTCGGCCTTGGCGGAGACGGCGGCACGGCCACGCTCGCGGGTCGCAGCCAGGTCGGCAGCGTCCTCAGCGGCCTTGGCCTCGGCAGCGTCGCCAGCGTCGACGAAGGCGAGGAGAGCCTTGAGGCGCTCCAGGTCCTCGGACGTGAAGTCGGCGTCGTCCTTGCCGTTGAGGGTGTCCATCTCGGCTCGCGCCTCGGTCAGCGCGGCAGCAAGGTCCTCGCCCGAGAGAGCGGTGAGGTCCTCAGGGATTACGAACATTTCGCACTCCTTTTGGGTACGTAAGGGCGTGGGTTACTGCACGCGCCCTTCGGGCACCATCAGGTCGTGCGACTTGCTTCTGGTGCAGACAATACACAAGAAGGCCGCCTCCGTGATGGGGGCGGCCTTCTTGAAACGCGTTTCAGGTCAGAAGACCGAGGGTCTTGAGCCTGGCCTCCAACTCGTTCTGACGGGTGACGAGGTTCTGGATGATGGTCCCAGTGGCCCCGGCGATCACCGTGAGCCCGAGCACCTGGACTGTCACGACAGACCCGCCCGAGGGCGGAGTCAGTGCAGCAGTCGGGGCACCCAGAACCGCCTGAACGGCAGCCTTCGTGAGGGCCTGCGGCATCGGCAGGTTCCCAAGGTCCTCAGCGACAGCGTCGATCTGCGAGGTGAGGGACTCCTTGACGCCGCACATCTGGTCGTCGATGGCCTGACCCATTCGGTCGGTCCAGTCCATCCACGTCGAGATGACGACACCATCGTGATCGAAGAAGGTTCCTTCCTCGTCCTGCTCCTTGAACCACCAGTTCCCGTCGAAACAGTCGTTCACCATCGGTCAGCCCTGTGCCGTGGTGTAGGTGCCACCCTTGCGAGCAACAGCGACCTTGGCCTCCGTCTCGGACCGGTAGGTCTTCTTGGTGCCATCCGGGAAGGTGACCGTGTGCGTGGACGATGCCACCTTGCGCTTGCAGTTACAGGCCATGAGGGTCCTCCTTGTCGAGCCTGACGTTGTCAGCGTAGGCGACCACGAGGAACTGCCACGTGGCCGCGCTGATCACCGGAACACCCGGGACCAGTTGAGACATCCGAGAGATCGGGACCTCGACAACGCGAGACCAGCCCGCCTCCTTGAGCATCTCGACGACCTCGAACCCGGTGCAGTCCCACACGTGGACGTTGCCCCGGTTGTTCCCGTCCAGGATGCCGTGCTTGCCGACGTTCCGGAAGAACGCCTCAGTCATCGCACCACGGCTGACGTGTCGGGCAGCCTTGACAACGTCAGGGCCAACGACGGTGAGCCGAGCGCCAGGGAGACACCGGAAGCGAGCGCGCCGCAGGAACTCGACGCCCTCGTCCCGGGTCAGGTGCTCCAGGAAGTGCCCGACATAGGCGTCGTGGACTGCGCTGATCTCCTGAGGCCACGGCCACTCCAAGAGGTCAACCTGGAAGTCGGCCTCCGTGGAGTAGTCGATGTTCAGCCACCCGTCGAAAGGGTGAGTGCCTGACGCGTAGTGGACCTTCACCGGCGACCCGCCAGACGCTTGCGCTCCGAGATGACGTACTTCGTCTTGGCTGCGCGGACCTCGACGCGGTGAGCCATCTCGCGCTCGACCGCGTTGACGAACTCCTTGACGTTGATCGGCTCGACGGTGGTGACAGGCTCCCGGGGGACGATGCCAGCAGCGACCAGCGCCGTCTGCCGACCACCCGATGCGGCGAGGCCGAGGCGGGGGATCGGGAAGCCAGGCACGTTGACGGCCAGCGCGGCGACGAGTTCGAGTTCGCCACCGATCATGCGCCAGTCGCCGGACAGGGTCGCGGCCTTGAACGCCCGGACCTTCTCGTCCGGCAGGTTCGGGCGCATCGCACCGGAGAACCAGATGCCGAACTCGTCCTCGCCAGTGACCACGTCAGCCACGACGGCCTCCACGTTGTCGTAGTGCGAGATGCTCGCACGGGCCGAGGCCCGCTCCGGAGCGTGGCCGATTCCCATGGTGAGGCTGCCGACCGGGATCTCGCCCTGGTCGGTGTCGACGACGCCGGTCCGGTAGTAGGCGTAGTTGCTCGGGCTCGGGGGAGCAGCGGTGCACGAGTCGTCCATGCCGACGCTGAGACCGAGACCGGTGTGGCACACACCCCAGATCGCGATGTGACCGTAGGTGCGGCCGTCAGGCAGCACGGTGACAGGGGTGGGTGCAGTCAGTTCCGGGTCCTGGAACCAGTCAGCGGGAAGCACGTCGGTCTCCTTGTAGATGTTGAAGGCGGACGCCATGACAGCGCCCTCAACGGAGCGCGTGGTCTCACGGCCGGGCCAGACGCCCAGTGCGACGAAGTGCAGGTTCGCGCACGTGCCAGCCAGGTAGCGCGGGTTGGACACGTACTTGCGCAACTGCGTCCGGCACCGGTTGAAGTCGCCAGGGGTACCCCAGCGGATCTTTGCCGCACCAGCGCCACGGGTCCAGTAGTTCCGCAGGCGCTGAGTGTCCACCGGGTGCGTGACCCAGCCCGGACCGTCGTGCGTGCCCGGGGCGAATGCGCTGGCCGTGAGGGAGTCGGGTGCCTCCTCGTCGAGTCGACGGTAGGCGGCGATCAACTTCCGCTTCCCGGCACGTACGGCAGAGTCGGATGCCTCAACCTGGTTGATCCGGGCGGCGGCGTTGTGCACCGCGTTCCGGTTCAGGTCGCCGTTGGGCTCCAGGATCGGCACGGCGTACCGCTCCTTGGCCGTGTCGAACTCCTCGCCCCGGTCGACGACGGTGGAGCGAATCCACTCCTCGTCGGTGAAGCGGGAGGCTGCGCCGTCCCACTCGCTGTCGACGATGGCGAAGTCCACGAGCATGGCGTACGTCTCGTCCATCTCCTGCGCCATGCAGGGGATGCAGCCGGACGCCAGCAGCGCGTCCTCCCCCGTTTCCTCGACGGGCTCGGGTCCGAGCATCGCGTACGCCTCGACGAATGCCGGGATGTCCACGAGCGTGGCAGCACGGATGCGCCCGGTGACCCGCATCTCGTACATCTGGCCCGGCTCGGCCAGGTCCTCGTCCACCTCCATGGTCGTGGAGTCGAGATCGACGGACAGACCCATCGGACCCTCGGCAAGGAGGTTCAGGGCGTCGTCCGCCTCAGGCGTGCGAAGCATCGTGCCCGACCAGCGGACCAGGCCGTCTGCCTCGTAGATGTTCTTGATAGTTCCGACGCGGACAGCGCCATCGTGAGCGCCGACATCGGCCTTCACCCAGCGCAGGGCCTGCGGAACCTCGGCCCAGGTCACCTCAGTGAGGGTGCGGCCGTCGCCGGACATGACATTGATCGGCGCGAGCACGCCGTGGACCTGGATCTCCTCGAACTCGAAGTCATCGTCGGTCTCGATCATCGGTGCGTCGTCGAGGTCCTCGTCAGGCTCGACAGCAAGGGTCTGTGCGCTCATCTCATCTCCTACTACGGGCCGGGCCACGCATCGACAGTTGATCCACACCTCCGGCGACCCAATCGGCTCCCCGGGGTAGTGAAGTTCGGCTTCCCCGACCTGAAAAGTCTCCCCCACAGGGCGCTGGACGCCGTTCAGGGGCTGGTGAAGGTCCCTGACGTCCTCATCCTGCATCGTGACCCACTCCAGGAGCACGAATTCGCCCTCAACGGCCTGCGCAGCGGCCATCGTGGAGGCATTCAGGGCGTATACGGCCACCCAGTTCGCGATTCGGTCGATCTGGACCGGGTCGGGAGGGTCAGTGGGGGCAGAAGTGCGCCCCAGGGACGCCGTGAGGGCGTCGATGAAGGACGTGGAGACGTCAACATCGCTCCCCTCGGCGTTCTGAGTCTCGTTCCAGATGCGAGTGGCGGCCAGGACGATCGGCGTGTACCAGTCCTCCTGCCCAAACGCGCTCAGCGCCTCCTCGACCCGGGGGTAAAGGAGGTCGTAGCCCTCTTCGAGAGCACGACGGCGCTGAGCGGCGAAGGATTCGGTGTCTGCTGAGAACTTCACGACGTCACCTTGAGCAGGTTGATGAACGTGCGCATCATCGCGGGGTCGTGAGGCTTCTGCTCCACGAGGATCGCCCGCGTGTACGCGTCCAGGCAGTCCGTCAGACGCTGCGGGTCAGCGCCGTACTTCGCTGCGAAGCGGTCCACGTTCTGCCAGGCGTCCTCCAGGACGAACTCCAGCGTGCCGGTGTCCACCTTGTGGAACATGTACGTCTCGGCAGCGCCCACGCCAGGGATCTTGCGCTGGATCTTGTTGCGCAGACGGTTCCCGGCACGCTCCAGGGCGCGGAAGACGAGCACCTCAGAGGCTGCCAGCAGCGACGCCTCGTTGATGTCGGGGATCTCCTGCGTCGGGTGGTCCTGGAGTGACGGCGTGGGTCGCGCCTCGTGCTGGTCGGGCCGGTCCTCTGGCGGGTCCGGGTCCGGCTGCACATTGAGCACGACGCCCAGCGCCTCCAGCGCGGCGATGACAGCCTCGGGTGTGGTCTGCCCGGACGCCACCTTGTCGATGAGCCAGCGGCGGTGCTCCGCGTCGTCCTGGATGTTGTCCACCTTGAAGCCCGTCTCCTCGACCAGGGTGGTCGCGGACAGGACGCCACGGTCCCAGAGTTCCATGGCCTCCTGGGAGCGGTTCGGCCGCAGGCGCATCTCGGTGGTGTCGACACCGATGCCGTACGCCCGAGCCTCCTCGGGGTCCATGCCGTCGTCCGTGAGCATGCCTCGGAGGTACCCGCTCGCCAGGTCGTCAGCGATGCGGGCCAGCAGGGGCTCCGTGTGGGACTTGATGGCGGACTCGTCGATGCTCCAGGCGGACCAGTGGTTCGTGTCGCCCTGACCGGTGAGGATCTCGGGCGGCATGTCCATGCTGAGCGCGAGACGACGGATCGCCTCGGTGCGCAGTTCGATCGCCTGGTTGTCGAGC